CGACTCCGGAACGCGCCTCCACTTTCTTCCCTGGCCGGATGGTGGAATCGGTAGACACAAGGGATTTAAAATCCCTCGGCGTTCGCGCTGTGTGGGTTCAAGTCCCACTCCGGCTACCATGGGAAAACTAGAATAAAATCAATGATAAGCAGTGTCGTATAAACCACCGAAAGGTGGTTTTTTATTGCCCATTTTTCGCCATTCACCATTCTTTCGCCATTCCGTTTCGCCATTCGAAAAATTTTTACTGTGAAGTGCCTTAGTACAAGTTAAATTTTACTTTAGGTGATACATTCTTGCTCTATGATGGTATTCGTGCAATTTAACGAAAATCCGAACTCGACATCCATACAACTAAAATATCTCTCTAATCAGAAAATTTAAGGAGAATTTTAAATGCGTGCCTTTACTTCAGTAGTTTTGTTCTTTTGTTGTATTCTCATTCCAGTCCATGCTGAGGGGTGGTACATCAATAAACGTGGTGAACCGACAGTCATGTCAGATGATGGCTATTGGTATATGCTTCTTTCAAGGTCTGCAAAAGGTGATGTGAATGCTTACCTGTTGCCTCGTAATGGTATCGAATGTAAAGCATCTGGAAGTTCATCAAGCATGTATGTCAATGGAACTAAATTGCGTTGGTGGCAGAACTGCGACCCGTCTATGGGAATGTATTGGTACGCCTATACACAAGCAGGAATAACTCACCTCATTGGTGAATTTATGCGCCGTCAAACAGTTACCATCCGTGACGGTAGCTTAACAATTGTTTTTTCTGCGGTAGGCTTTAATGACAAAGCTCGACAGTTCATCGACGATGTGGCGGATCCTGGGTTATAAAATGTTTACGCATATGCAATTTTAAAACATTCAAGTAAGAACGCCCTTCTTCAAATTTGATGATGATAACTTAATGTGATTATTTATATGAGAATGTTTATTTGAAGGGGCTTAGTTCTTTTGGGTATTTGAGGAGGGCATTACTGCCCCCCGACCACCGGTACTACAGAAATTTTTCGGTTATATCTCGCCGTTTGTGATGCATTTTTATGACCTGAAATTTCCTGCTTCTCGTAAAGTGTTCCTTCCAGATCGGATATCCCTTTAGCTTTAAGATCATGGAACGTGAAGTTAAATTCGAGCTCAGGAAATTTTTCAGCGGCTAACTTTTTAGCTTTCATCCACTGCGCATTAAATGCATCTCGTGTGTAACGAGAACCTGACTGCTGGTGGATAACGTACAGACTCACCATACCACTATTTAACGGAAGGGAATCGGCCTGGGTGATCGCTTTCGATAGGCGTACTGTCCAGGCCTTAATCTGACTCACTGCCGTCTTGCTTTGCTGAATTAAAATACCTTCATCAAGTATCTGACTCTTTTTAAGATCCAGAATGTCACCCTGACGTGCGCAGCATAAATAGGCAACCTCCATGGCAATCTTCACCGGCATTGACGAAACGCTGAATAGTGCATCATATTCTTTGTCCGTGACGTAACGGGTGCGCGCCAGTTCCTTAAATTGCTTCACACCCTGGCATGGATTCATCTTCACTTTGCCACGCTCATATGCCCACCTGAATACCCTCGACATAAACGCTTTCTCTCGGTTCGCCTGAACTCTGCTTTTAACACCTCTCTTATCCATATACTTCCTGATATGCTCAGGCTTGATGTTGTCTGGCTTCATCTTCCCGAAAACAACATTTACCTTTGCGCCATACTTTCTGTAGTCCTTTCTGGTTTCAGTGGCCAGTTCATGAAAGTCACCAGATTTAAAGAACTCTTCGCAAAGTGCGTGGAAGTTGGAACCTACCTTGATATCGTTGATGAAGTTTTCATAGGCCGCCCAGACCTGAGACTTAGTAAGATCGTGATTGCACAATCTTACAGTTCTGCCGTCTGGCGTTCTGAATTCATAGGCTGACTTGCCCCGACGAACGCGGGGCGGCATCCAATTATCTTCTGGGTTTTTGCGGATTCTGGGCATTACATGTCCTTAAAGTTTGGTTCTTCTTCCTCTGGATTGTTCACTACCAACTTTAGGCCTGCAGGGTTAGTTACATGATCCCATGTAGTGCCAGGCCTACCGTCTTTTCGTGGCACGAAAAATACACCGCTTTCTTTCAGCGCGCGGCACTGAAGGGAAGGGCGGCGATAACCAGTAAGCTGATAGAGGTCATCAGGGGTAAGAAAACGTTGGCTTTGTCCGCTCATCGTATAGCTCTCCACTTAACCGGCTGCACCCGGCTATCTCTTATAGAAAATGCAAGACGAGCAACCACCACGTAGCCCTTCATTGCAGGTACGACATCTTTTTGTATCGGTATGATAAAGCTGGTGGACCATCTCCTTCGGCATGAGAACCGGCATCGGCACGCGGATTACCAGCTTCTTGAGCCTGTCGATTTCCCCTGCCAGTTCCAGCAGGCGGGAGCGGCAATCCTCTGCCTCCTCTCGCCACCATGCTTTATCGGTTTTAAGACGGTGCATGCGCCGCTGTTTGAGTTTACTGGCCATCGACATTCACCTGTATCATTAGTGCACACCTTTGCGAAGCTCTGAGGCGAACTCATCGGCAGCATCCGGCAGAGAACGGTAATATGCTTTAGTCTCAACAAACACCGAGTTTTCTTCACCGCAGAAGGCAACAAACATCTCAACGCCATGCGCACGCACTTCCGCCAAGAAATCTTCGGTCTCATGGACTTCATTCACAGCGCGGCATACATCATCGTGGCTACAATCGTTTTCTGTTCCGCAGCATTTGCACACAGTGAAGCACTGGCTATGATTATCAATTGCCGCCTTCAGCCCCGCATTCTCCGCAGCCAGCGCTGCAGCATCATTACGGACCTTATGCAGTTCCAGAACAGCAACCTGAACTGCATAAGCGAACATAGCGGCAGAGCTGTCATCTGCTTTTTCACTATCGTGCTGCATGTTTACTGCAACCGTCATCAGTTCATCCAACTGTTCGCTGGTCATTGGTTTATTGGCTGTCATGATTATTTTCCTGCTGCAGTTTGTGCTGCTTAACAAAGTGGGCCACAGCCTTTGACTGGCTTGTGACGAGCCCATTCAGGATGACGTTCTTGCCGCGATAGATTTGAGCGGTACCGATCTCAATGCCTTCCAGTTTCACGTAAAGCGTTTTGCCTACCACCTCTGTTTCAGGCACTGGCTCTGAAAGGCGGTATGTTTCACGCGCTTCCGCAATCGCTTTGTGCTCGTCCATAATGGCCAGCGCTTCAGCAAGGGCAGTTCCTTCAAGAGTGAAAACACCTTCATCACTGATTGTGGCCTGAGCCATAAGCTCAACGAAACGGCGCGCGTTCTTTACGCTAAGTTCCGGAGTGATAGAACTGCGGGTAACTTTCGTTTTCCCCTGGGCAGCTGCTACAGCCTTATCGTGCTGGAGAACTTTTCCGGCTTGTTCGCCATAATTCATAACGCGATCAACCGCGACATCGACTGACACCGCACCGGATTTAACTTCCTGCTGAACGTCATGGTTCGCCGTGCTCAGGAGCAGCAACTTCTCTACCGTGGCCACTGACTTATTGACCAGTTTTGCGATCTCGCTGGTGGTCTGATTGAAAGCGTTATGCAGCTCCTGAATAACTGCAGCCTGCTCCATATCGGAGAGCGGAAGTTGGTTGTTGCTGGTCATGATGCGCGCCAGGCGCTGCACATCGTTACCGTTGAACGGCATGATGTGTATGCGGTCTACTGGCTTGCCAGTTTCAGCACAGCGCGCATAGCAACGGCGACGGCGGTGTCCTTCAACAACCCACACACCACCCTCATCACGGGCGATAACTTCAAGAGGGGGAACAGAACCACCGTTCATCAGGTAGTTGAACAGGTCATCATCAGCCTGGCGGGTGCGTACATCGTCTTCACGCTTGTTGAAACCTTCACGAACGTGGATATCGGAAAGAGCGATAAACATCCCGGTATCGGTGCGCTTAATTACACCGGCCTTGGTCATTTGCTTGAATGAGTTAGGCATTAGAGAGTGACCTCGTTATTCAGAGAAATGACTACAGGAGAAAGCTCGCGAAGTTCACGTTGAGCTTCCAGCAGGTGCATGTTGGTTCGGGTTTTAGTGTGGCGCTCTTCGATACGGTCGCACTCTTTGGCCCAACTAGCGACGTCTTCACGGAGGGTAGCGTTCTGCTCAGCGAGCTCCTTCCGCTGCGCCATCGCTTCACACAGCGCGACGCTGGTAATATCAAGGCGCGTAGCCAGTTCGTTAACCATCCAGCCGTAAGCGGCAGGGAGAAGAGGGGCTGCTTTACGGGCTGCGCCGATAAGCTGCTCTCTGGTCAGACGTGGTTGTAACTCGGCGACGTTCTGTTTGTTCGTCATGTTTAGTTTCTCCGTGATATAAACGCTCTGCACAGCGCGAAAAATCAAAAATATAATTAAAGATTTTGTATCTATTTCCGATTATATTTTTGTTCTCTCTAATTCTTTAAGTTAACAATAAAGGGTCAATGCAATGTCTAAAAAAAGACTAGAAGTTCCTTTTGAAGGAAATGATCAATACTATGAAGGCATACGTGGCCTTATGATCAGTTCTATTTGTTCAGTGTTTGGCGTTATCCTTTATGCTGGATTGTTAGGTAAATTAACATTGAGCAATTTCAGCCTTGATACAATGATTGCGTTACTTGGCTGGGCATTCGTATGTTTTGTCATATGGATAGTGTCCTTCAAAAGAACCAATAGGGTACTGATTTCCTTTTCAGATCCTACTCCTCGCCCAAAAGTGGCGGCGTTTTTCTTGATTCTCTTATACATAGTTATTGGCACCTTTTGCGCTCTCCTATTTGATGCTTTGACGATGTTAGATAACCCATTGACAACAGTTGATGACTTTTGGAAAACTTTTAAAGCTTTTCTTATTACCGCAGGATGTATGTTCATCTTCCTGTTTGCGTTTGGTAATTACGCCGTAAATAAAGTTTCCCCCTTAACTGCTTCAGAATAGTTTTTTCAGAACGTAGCGTCCTATTGGACGCTTTTATCCTACATTCTTGCCCCTTCCGAGGTGTCACACCTGATCGCCACGTGGGTGAAACGTCTCTGGCTGTCGTACTCGTCTGGCTTGCATATTCCGGCTACCCGCTGGATCTGAATATGGTCTTGCAAGCAATCCCCGGACCGCTGCGGGACATGTGCGAATTACCGTGCTGCAACAGCTGCCTGTCTTTTCACCAAGTCAGGCTCAGTGGATTCTGCTATTCCCCAACAACAAGGATTCGGTTAATCTGGATATCCCCAACAATGCAAAGGTATTCATAGTGATCGCTGAATTAGCTGCGGCTATGTCCGCTATTAAAGAGACAACAGGCCTTATTAAGGTCATCAATGACGCTAAAACTGATGCGGAAATAAAAGCTGCCACCTTCGAGCTTCAGGCCAAATTACTTAATCTTCAATCCGACTGCTTTTCTCTTGGCGAAGCGATACAACTAAAAGATGATAAAATTCATGAGCTTAAGTCTAAAATATCAGCTTTTGATAGTTTTAAAGAGGATTCGAAGGACTATTTCCTAACACAAACTGCTGCTGGTAGTTTTGTATACTCAATGATCTTTGACCCTGGTGATGGTGCGATTACCCTACATGCGTGCCCAGCTTGTTTCAGACAGGCGAAGCTTTCACTATTACAGCCCAGTCCAACGACTCATTCCTCAGGTGGTTTTTTCGTACACTACTGTCCATCCTGTAAAAGCGATTTTAAAATGGATCGCGTACCACCAATGCCGCCAGTTCAAATGGCAAGAAGGTTGAAGAGGTAGTGCACAATTAAGTGGGATATCCAGATTTTTAAAGAGCGCAGCGTCCTAATTGGCGCTGTTTTGTTTCTATCGGCACATGTGCCATATGCCGATGACTAGAAGATAATCATTAATTGCGAGTAACGCAAGAGATAAAATGCATATCACGCAATTCTGTGCGCAAAAAAAAGACCTCGCATGAGGTCTGATTTTTCATAATGGTTTGCTATCCATGCCGCTTAAAGGATTGTGACTGGCTTATTAAAACCTTTCCGTAAATGAAGAACCTGTGCTCGTTATCTTTAGTGATATTCCATTCACGATACTTTGGATTGTCAGAGATAACCAAAAGTTGGTCAGGGATCATCTGCAATCGCTTAACATAGACTTTTCCATCGAAACCAAAGACATAAATTCCATCGCCATCGAATTCATTCACGTTAACATCTACAAAAATTAGGTCTCCTGGCTCGATAGTTGATGCCATGCTATCACCACGAACGTTTATAACTTTGACCCCAGAAGAAGATCTGCCCCCAAACATGGTTAATGCTTGGTCATTGCTATATTCAATAGCATGTATGACATCAATGACATCACTGCTCTGTATGTGTCCTGCTCCGGCGCTTGCGCTCACATCAAGTACCTCGACTCTATAAACATCACCAATACTTCGCGATGATGAATCACTTTCACTGTTTATGCATACAGTAGACTCATTTTCGACAGAGGTAAATAGGTCTGGGACTTTTACGCTTAAAGCGTGAGCAAGTCGGTTAAGTGTTTGTTCTGAAAACTGCTTTTGTTTTCCTGTTTCAAGACGGGAAATGTTAGCAGCATCAACCCCCACAGACTCTGCAAGCTCTGAGATTTTCATGTTCTTCGCCAAGCGAAGCTGTCTGATACGTGATCCTATATTCATGCGTCTATTACATGTGTTTTTTGCGTGTCGTGCAAAGCAACTTGCGCAATTCGCTAGCATGAAATAACATGCGTAATACGCAAATAAAGGGGGTATTATGCAATCACCATTGAGAAAGTTGCGTAAATCGCACGGTATGACCTTGTTGCATGTTGCAACTGGCGTACAGGTCGATCCGGCAACGTTAAGTCGCATTGAAAGATGCGAACAGGTTCCGTCAGTAGAGCTTGCAGAACGTCTTGCCAAGTTCTTCAAAGGCGAGATCAGCGAATTACATATTTTGTACCCGAGCCGATACAAAGTAGCTGAAGAAGTAATAGGCAAAGGCAATCGTAATGTGAAAGCAGTCATCTGATAACTACCAAAGGAAAACCAACATGGTAGAGCCAAGCCTGAAAGAAGTAGTGAAAGCGATGTGTAAAGCGTACCCCGGTGGCCGTGAGGCTATGGCTGGTGCTATTGGCATGTCAGTGACGCAGTTCAATAACAACCTGTACGAGAAGAACGGGTGTCGCTTCTTCGAAGTGAACGAGCTGGAAGCAATGGAAGACATTTCAAATACGTCTCTCCTGGCGGATTACTTTGCTCGTCGTCGCGGTGCGCTGCTGGTGGATGTTCCTCATCTGGAAGATCTGGACCGTGTCGACTTGTTTGATCGCGCAATGCGTACATCAGCAGCACGCGGCCGAGTCGATACCGTCATTCAGAAAGCCCTGGAAGATGGAGTGATCGAGCCTCATGAAGCTGAAGAAATTAACGAGTTTCACCGCCGTCACCTGGCTGCGCGTGAAGAAGAAATCCGCGCGATTGTCACTCTGTTTAGCAGGAAGAAATCACAAAAAAAGTGACGCCAGCGGGCGTGCAGGCCCCTGGCGTCTTGGCGTGTCGTATTCAGTGGAGAAACTAACGCATGAGCAGTTTAAACCGATTGAGACCAGCGAAGCAATTCAGATGCCTTCCGCTGGTGGGTAAAGACTCCCCGTTCGGCTATGTGGAGAGATTAAACGAGCAGGCTGACGCGAACAACTACCAGCCTGACAACGCGATGGTAGAGGCTTTTGCTCAGATGAACGAGAAGGGGCGTGAGGAATGGCTGAAGTTGACCGGCGATTCAGAGACCAAAGAGGCATCTCCGTCCACGTCGTTAGGTGGGAGCCCGAGACTCGACGCGTTATATACCTTCGTGAAGGGTACGATCATGAGTGCTTCAGCCCTCTTGAGCAATTCCAGCGTAAATTTACAGAGTTAAAGGACGACCATGAGCACTAAATTAACGGGTTACGTTTGGGATGCTTGTGCCGCTTCTGGCATGAAGCTGTCCAGCGTTGCCATCATGGCGCGTCTGGCAGACTTCAGCAGTGATGAAGGGGTTAGCTGGCCCTCTATTGCTACCATCGCGCGCCAGATTGGTGCTGGTGAGAGCACTGTTCGCACTGCCATATCTCAGCTGGAAAAAGACGGTTGGTTAACCCGCCAGCAGCGCCGTAAAGGCAACCGCAATGCATCGAACGTTTACCAGCTCAATGTTGCGAAATTACAGGCTGCTGCCTTTTCTCACCTGTCAGATTCTGACACATCAAAATCTGATGCCTCAAAAACCGACGCGTCAAAATCTGAGGCATCAAAAAACGATGAAAAAGGCCGTTTTCACCCGTCAGAATCTGGGGGGGATCCGTCAGTAAATACAACTACTGATCCATCAGTTAAAAAACCTTCTTGTCCGGTTGCTGAGCAACCCGACCCTGTGGTGGTTATCACTGATCAGGCGAAGCAGGTTTTATCACATCTGAACAAGACCACCGGATCACGGTATCAGGTCTGCAAATCGTCCTTGGAAAACATCCGGGCTCGCCTGGCTGACGGGTTTACGCCCGATGAGCTGCTGTTGGTGGTGGATTACAGCGTCGAGAAGTGGTGCGAGGATCTGAAAATGGCCGAATATTTGCGCCCAACAACGTTGTTTCTGCCATCAAAATTCCCAGGTTACCTGCAATCCGCAAATAAGTGGGACGCAGCAGGACGTCCAGAACGGCAGTACTGGGGCTCAATCCGTAAGCATGATCCGATGAAATTTGGTGGGCCAGATAAAGCCATTCCAGCAGGCTTCAGGGGGGCGAAATGATGAACATGAATCAATTAACTACAAGGGGGGTTGTGACGATGTCCAGCCGTGAAATTGCCAGTCTGGTGCAGAGCAAACATGGTGATGTGAAGCGCTCAGCTGAGCGCCTTGCATCTGCTGGTGTTTTAACCGCGCCGTTGGCGCACACCCCCTATGTCCACCCGCAAAACGGGCAAACATACGAGGAATATTGGTTCAACAAACGTGATTCTCTGGTGATCGTCGCCAGGCTATCGCCAGAATTTACCGCCGCTGTTGTCGATCGCTGGCAAGAGCTGGAGAACAGTCAGGTCGTAAGTGTCCCGCAAACATTGCCGGAGGCATTACGTCTCGCCGCGGATCTGGCAGAGCAGAAAGAACAACTCAGCCAGCAGTTAGCCGCTGCCGCGCCGAAAGTTGAGTTTGTCGATCGGTATTGTACTGCTAAAGGCTCAATGTCTTTCCGCCAGGTGGCAAAGCTGTTGCAGGCCAAAGAGACCGATTTCCGCTTGTTCCTCATTGAGAGAGGCATTTTGTACCGGCTTAGTGGAGTGCTGACACCGCGGCACCAGCACATTGCTGCCGGGCGGTTTGAAGTGAAAACTGGCACCACGAGCGAAACAAACTACGCCTTTAGCCAGGCACGTTTTACACCCAAAGGCATCGAGTGGATCGGCGGCCTGTGGACGGCACACATCGCTAAGGGGCATGCCGCGTGAGAGGACTGTTTACAGCCGAGACTGTTCCGCGCCTCGGTCTGGTGGTGTTAAAGCCGGGCAGCGAACTGATGTCTCTGTTTCAACAGGGGCGTGTGCTGGTGGAGCCTCAGCCAAAAAGCATGGCTGGGCTTCCGTCGGGCCTCGTCCCTGATGCCAGGCAGCCGCTGACAGAAGATAAGTCCCTCGAGGAATTCTTCACCGACGAGAGAGTAATCCGTGCAGCAGGCGGTTTGACCGCGTTGGAATCCTGGTTAGAACGTAACGTGAAGGAATGCCAGTACCCGCTCACTGATTATCACCATCATGAGCTGGTAACGATGCGACATCCCCCTGGATCAATGTTGCTCTGTTGGCATTGCGATAATCAGTTGCGTGAGCAAACCACCGCGGCACTGGCAGAACTGGCCCGGCGTAATCTCATTAACTGGCTGATCAGTTCCATCCTGTCTTCGCTTGGCTACAACAACGAGCGTGAACTATCCCTCGGAGAATTGTGCTGGTGGGCCGTTTATTCAGGCATTGCTGATGCAATCACGGAAAGGATGGCCCAGCATGCGCTTCGCTTACCGGATGAGCCGTTTTTATCCGTATATCGAGAAAGTGACATTGTGCCGATGCCCCCGGCAAAAAGCATTTTGCAGAAGAAGGTCACCCCTGCTGTCACGGCTGCGAAATTAAAGCATGGAGCAAATCAGGAAGTGGCCTATGACCAGCCAAAGGTTCTCGCTCTGCATGCTGATCCTGAATCCCCTGAATCATTCATGTTGCGCCCAAAACACCGCAGGTGGGTGAATGAGGACTATACCCGGTGGGTTAAAACCCAGCTCTGTGAAGGTTGTCGGCGGCCAGCGGATGATCCGCACCATGTCATTGGTCACGGCATGGGCGGTACCGCCACTAAAGCCCACGATTTGTTCGTGATCCCTCTGTGCAGAGAGTGTCACGACAAACTACATGCTGATGTTGCAGCGTTCGAGAAAAAACACGGTACCCAGTTGGAGCTGCTATTCCGGTTTATGAATCGAGCGCTGGCGATCGGCGTAATAACAAAAGCGTAATTGTATGGAGCGCTGATCATAATGAATTTACAAGAACTGGAATTTACGCGGATTGAACTGCGCCGCGCGCTGGCGGATTTATCAGGATCGACAAAAGGACAGCTGCAGGCGTTCAGTGAGCATCCACCAGCAGATAAGAACAAATACCCCCGGCACCATCCTGAAATCGTCATGGAGGGTGGGGAAGGTTGTGGATCCAAGGTTGTGAAAACGATGGCCACTCCACTTTATGTTCTTGAGACACGGAGCCGTCGCCGACCTTTACCGCCTATTAAGGATGCGGAGTTCGCTTGTTCAGCATGGCGTCGTTCGGTCAATGGTCTGGGGGAGCATTTGCAGGCATGGGTGCGGTACTGCTATGGGCATGACCTTGCTTTCCGGTACCAGAGGTTAATGTGCCAGCACGTATGGGAAGAGTTTCAGCGTCAGCATAGCGGCAAAAAAATCCAGGACCGTGTCACTAAAAAACTGGTTGGGCTTGTCTGGCTGGCGGCGCAAGAAGTTGCTGCCTCGCGTAATAACGATACCTATCAGGAGTATGCTGGTGCAGCTCTGGCGCGCATGGTCAGCGTTGAGCGTTCCACCTGGCTCAGGGTGTATTCAGGGCACTGGGCGGCTTTCAAAGCGTCGTTTACTGAGATGGACAGCCAGGCACTAAGCGAAATTTTGTCACGGTACGAAGAGTACCAAGAACTGAAAGTGGCGGAAATGTGAGGTAACTTTCACTAACTCCCTCAATTAGGCTTGCAAAATGCAACAAAATAAGCGATATTTAAAGCTAATTTGATATCTTGCCAAAAGTATATAAACCCGCCACTGAGCGGGTTTTGTATTTTTAAAGAAGACCGATAGCGCCACCGGCTATGGCCGTAATAAGTGGATGCTCGGCCAGCTTGCGCAGCAGCCCCTTTGCTTCTTCCTTTTGCTCGGTAGTAGCCTGGGAACTATTGATGAGATTGTTCAATGTCTCGATGCTAGTGGTAATCTCTTGGCGGTTATGATCTCCGATCTGAACATGACCACCATGAATATTGATTTGCTGCGATGAAAAGGTAGGGACTGTTTTTTTAGGACCGACCTTAAGCTGAAAATGAGGGCCATATCCAGCAATACCATGGTCAAAGAAGTTAGCTTTGTGAATTTCTTTATGCTCTTCTTTTCCATTCGGCAAGATACGCATGACAGTATCACCATCATCGATATCTGCCATTGGGTCATTCACAATGACCGTATCACCTGCAAACTTAGCTTTGTAGGGACCAAGTTTTGACCCATCTGATTTTAAAATGTACGCATCATCTTTAGCTGATAACATTTTTCCTCCATTGAATGTTTAAGCCAGCAATAACTGGCAATTAACATTTATCGCTAAACCTATACGGATGTAAGAGACGCCGATCAATAAATTAGGATATATGCGAGGAAACGAAAAAAAAGCTGGTGGTTAGAGTTATCAGTGATTCTGATCTGTTTTATTAAACGCCTCCAGACTGGAGGGAATCTGCTGTGGAAATGGGCGGCTGGAGGGTGTTGTAGCACCCGGCCAGCCATCAGCTCATGCTTTCAGGTCACAAGCTAACCAAGGCCCATTGCTTTAGCGCAAAAGCAAAGAGAGCCTATCAGAGTTACGCTTATTGATCTATGAAAAATACTGTAAATATAAACAGTGTTGAGTTAGTCAACGCTGATAGCCTGCAATACATCGCCACTCTCCCTGATAACTCCATTGACCTGATTGTCACGGATCCCCCGTACTTCAAAGTGAAACCCAACGGCTGGGACAATCAATGGAAAGGGGATGAGGATTATCTTCGCTGGCTTGATATGTGCCTCGCACAATTCTGGCGAGTGCTTAAACCTGCTGGCAGTCTTTATCTTTTCTCCGGTCACCGCCTGGCGGCAGACATTGAGATCATGATGCGTGAGCGTTTCAACATCCTGAACCACATCATCTGGGCTAAACCGTCGGGCCGCTGGAATGGCTGTAATAAAGAGAGCCTGCGCTCTTACTTCCCTGCAACAGAGCGCATCCTGTTCGCTGAGCATTACCAGGGGCCGTATAAACCAAAGAGCGACGGGTACGCTGAGAGGGGAAGCGAGCTGAAGCAGCATGTAATGACTCCCCTAATTTCTTATTTCCGGGATGCACGTGAAGCGCTTGGCATATCCTCAAAGCAAATAGCCGATGCGACTGGAAAGAAGAACATGGTGTCTCACTGGTTCAGCGGTAGCCAGTGGCAATTACCGAATGAATCAGACTACCGGAAACTTCAGTCCCTTTTCACGCAGGTAGCCATCGAAAAGCACCAGAACGGCGAACTGGCAACACCACACCACCAGCTGGTGGCTCTGTGGCATTCGTTGAATCGCAAATATTCAGAGCTGCTCGAAGAGTACAAATCACTTCGGCGGCATTTCTCTGTGACAGCTGCCGTGCCATATACGGACGTATGGACCCATAAACCCGTCCAGTTCTATCCAGGTAAACACCCGTGCGAAAAACCCGCTGATATGTTGCGGCAAATCATCAACGCCAGCAGCAGGCCCGGCGATGTGGTTGCTGATTTCTTTATGGGCTCGGGATCAACTGTTAAAGCAGCCATTGAACTGGGCCGCCAGGCTATCGGCGTAGAACTGGAAGAGGAACGTTTCAACCAGACGGTAAGTGAGGTAAGGCAGCTGGCAGGTGAATAAAAGCTTGGGTCGCTATCGCGGCCCTTTTTATTACCTCAACTGGACACCCGCAACGTAGCGAGGTGAGAGCATGTATCGAATGGAAAAAATCACGACGGGTATTGCATACGGCGCATCGGGAGGGGGGACCGGATACTGGTTGCTTCAGCTCCTCGATAAAGTCTCCCCATCTCAATGGGCGGCCATTGGTGTGCTCGGTAGCCTCATGTTTGGTTTGCTGACGTGGTTAACGAGTCTGTACTTCCAAATCAAAGCGGATCGCCGCAAAGCTGCGCGGGGTGAATGATGTCGAACAAAGCAAAGCTCAGCGTAGCAGTGCTGGCGCTAATCGCGTCAGGGGCATCTGCTCCACTCATTTTCGACCAATTCATCAGCGAGAAAGAAGGCAATGCGCTGGTGGCCGTTGTTGATCCGGGTGGGGTCTGGTCATTATGTCACGGCGTGACTGTTATCGATGGCAGACGTGTTGTTAAAGGCATGACGGCCACTGAGGAACAATGCCGGAAGGTTAACGCTATTGAACGCGATAAGGCATTAGCCTGGGTTGATCGCAATATCAAAGTGCCTCTGACAGAGCCGCAGAAGGTAGGTATAGCATCCTTCTGCCCGTACAACATCGGCCCCGGTAAATGCTTCCCCTCGACCTTCTATAAGCGCATCAATGCAGGTGACCGCATCGGTGCATGCGAGGCAATCCGCTGGTGGATTAAAGATGGTGGCCGTGATTGCCGTTTAACCAAAGGCCAGAAGAATGGCTGCTATGGTCAGGTTGAGCGACGGGACCAGGAAAGCGCGCTGGCGTGCTGGGGATTAGACCAATGATCAGCGAGTCTGTTAAGACCTGGTGGAAGTCCGCCACGGTTTCAGCGCTTCTAATTGCTTCATTCGCCGCAGGTAGTGTGTGGACGGAAAGAGCATGGGAAAAGAAATGGGCGGATCGTAATAGCGAAGAGTCCTCTCAGGCTGTGAACGCACAAACGGCTGCCCGTATGATTGAACAAGGGCGAGTGATCGCTCGTGAAGAGGCTGTTAAAAATGCACATGCACAAGCTGCAAAAGCAGCTGCGACTGCTGCTGGCCTGTCTGCCACTATTAGCAAGCTGCGCACCGAAGCAACAAAACTTGCCACCCGCATGGACGCCGCAAAGCACACCTCGGGTCTTGCCGCTGCCGTCGGAAGCAAAACAGCCAGCACCAACGCCGCAATGCTTGCCGACATGCTCGGCAGCGTTACTGAAGAAGCTAAATTCTATGCTGAACGTGCTGACGAAAACTACATGGCGGGAGTAGCCTGCCAGAGAATCTATGAGTCTGTCAGCAGTTTTAACAGTCAATAAGTGGTTCTCAGGATGATGTTACCGGAGGTTAAATCTCATTAACTTTATAGAAGGGCACAAGTCACGAACGGAACCCTAAAATTTGAGTAGTAAGGTGTTTGATTTGTTGCCGAAAAATGATTTCGAAATTATTCTTGTGGCTTTACAGCAATGGGATAATTCTAAAAATGCCACATGGCGACGAAGAACTTCAAGAAATAGAGCGTTTTAGTATCTCTTATGATGCCAATGATGACGAATTCGCTGTTCATCAAATGGATGCTTTAGCGTTAGGAGAGGCAATTAAACAAGTTGCACTGATGATTAAGCAGGCTGATCAGGTTCTTAATGATGGTCATGAAACTGTTGATCTCCGTGTAACTGTCCCAGCCGAAGAAGGCTCTTTTATCGTTGAATTTGCTCTTTTTGCAATGGCAAACGCGAAGGCAATTTTGCCTGCGTTAGGTTTTAGTGCTGCTGGCGGTGGCGCTTTAGCTATCGCGCATAGATTAAAGAGCAACCGTGTCGTTAATGTTCATACAAATAGTCAAGACGACAATGCGATCATTACTTTTGAAGAAGCTGGTGCGTTACAAACGATAGTATGCCCTCAAGATGAAGCTCAACTAGCAACAGATGCTGTGATTCGTCGAGCTTATAATGAAATCATCACCCAACCGCTTGCGAATAAAGATGCACCACGATTCAAAGTAAGTGTTGAGGGGCAAGAGGTCGTTACGATTGCCGGTCAGGATACTCAGGAATTTACTCCTTTACCTCGACAGTCTATGATTGTTGAACGAACCGAAACACAAGAAGCTGTAATCGCACTGACGCAAGTTAACTTTACCTCTGTAACCGGTTGGAAAATGAGGTATTTTGAAGAAGAGCGGGCAGTACGAATGGAGGATCAAGCATTTATGGATGCTGTTCTTAATAACCAGCGTGCTTTCGTGAAGGGTGATCTGTTTAGCGTAAGATTGCGTGTTTCGACTGTTGAGCGACCAAATGCCTCGATTCGTACAACATATGCGATTGAAGAGGTGTATCGTCATTTAGCAGATCAAGATCGCAGGCTAACTTAAGGTATCTATATGAATACTGAGATCGTACATGTGTTTTATGCAGTGTGCTGGGTCTCAATACTTGTTTTTACATTTGTATTTTTTTATGTTTTAGTCAAGTGGATTGCCTTTGCCGTTTGGCCTATAAAAAGCATAAAAATCAATTACTACCATGATGGTAATCTCCTTGAAAGCCGCACGATAAATTTATCAAACGATGAGTATTTCGTGCGGCAACTAAGAAGTGCAAGTAGGGAGACTCAAGGTGAGTGAGAAACCATTACCAAGTGCCGGTATTGGTACAGGAACAACACTGACAACTGTACTTACTGGTGCTCTGACAAGTATTGTTCCTATTGTTCCACCAGAGTATCGGGACGCATACAAAAGCGCTATACCATTCCTTTGTCCAACACTCGCTTTTTTGGTATTGGGTGCTTACAACCGAATGATTGAGCCAGCTGGTTTAGCCGGAGTACGCAGGAAGCTTGAAAAGGATGCAAAAAGCCTTAACAAGATGCGTAAAGATAAAACATTAACTCCGGAACAAAAAGCTGTATTTGACAACGATTACATTGAAACGCAAAGGCAGATAGGCCGACTAGGAAGAGATTATGCTGAAGGCAAGTATCAAAATGCCTAATGCTGTCGGTGTTTTCTGAGTGCACCATAATCATTTTCACCCCTTTAAGACCACCATCATTCGATGGTGGTTTATTTTTAGTTGACCTTAATCCGTAACGAAACACTTACCATAGGCTTCTGTTGATTCTAGAGAAGCCTAAGTGCACACAATCTCAACTATTACTTTGGTTCAAATTTAACGGGTCCTTTCCGGTTATGGTTGTCGTTACGGGGCGGCGACCTCGCAGGTTCTCGCTATTTATGAAAATTTTCAGGATTTTGCCTTTTCCGTTCTTCTTCTTGCTAAGTATCTGTCTTTGCTGGGTATAACCCACCACAAGTAAGGAAGTGTTAAAGCCTGGTAGTAGTCATTTTACCCGGCATGGTTTCCTTACCCTGTGTTTCGCCTGGAGTTCGTCATGGAGGTCAATAAAAAACGCCTTTCAGAGATTTTTGGTGTCAGCATCCGCACGATCCAGAACTGGCAGGATCAGGGAATGCCAGTTGCGCGCGGTGGTGGAAAAGGTAATGAAGTGCTTTATGACTCTGCCGCCGTAATCGAATGGTATTCCGCCCGTGACGCAGCGATAGAAAACGAAAAGCTGCGCAAAGAGGTTGAACAGCTGAGAGTTGATTCAGAATCAGACCTTGTGCCTGGCACGATTGATTATGAACGCCATAGGCTTACCCGAGCCCAGGCTGATGCTCAGGAACTAAAAAATGCAAAAGAGTCCGCTGAGGTGGTGGAGACCGCATTCTGCACGTTCGTGCTGTCGCGGATAGCCGGAGAAATTGCCAGTATCCTTGA